CCCGGCTATGGCGAGGACCGCGATTTTTCCCGCGTCTCCAAAAAGGTTGCCGAGGACTGGCGGAAAGGCAATCTGGATGGATGGAATGACGTGCTGCAAGCGATCGAACAAAACCCGGACTATCGCCCGGGGCCAGGTCTATCCGAGAACAAGTTGTATCGGTCCGTCTGGATCGAATTGGGCGGCAAGGACGACGCCCTGCTGCGCGTCAAGGGGTTCGACGAGCGACCGTTCGTCTGCCCGCGGTGGAACCTAACCCCGGGCGATACCTACGCCACCGGACCGGCCATGGACGCCCTCGGCGACACCGAACAGCTTCAGGCCGAGGAAAAGGAGAAATCACTTGCCATCCAGAAGGTGGTTCGGCCCCCACTGAATGCCCCGTCCTCGATCTCGAAGACCAACGGCGGCATCGTGAACTCCGCACCGGACTCAGTGACGTGGTACGACGGCGCTGGGCCGGGAAGCGTCGGCGCCACCCCGGCATATTCGGCAAACCCGCAGATTGGCGAGTTACGCCTGGACATGGCGGACGTGCAACAGCGCATCCGCAACGCGTTTTACGTCGACCTCTGGCTGATGATCTCGGAATCCAACCGCTCCGGCGTGACGGCGACCGAAGTCGACGCAAAGCGAGAGGAAAAGATGCTGATGCTGGGCCCGGTTCTGGAGCGTCTTCACCACGACATGCTGGGCCCGTTGATTGACCGGGCGTTTGCCATTGCCTCGCGCGCCGACATCCTGCCCAGGATTCCACAGGCGCTTTCCGGTCAGCCCTTGCAGGTGCGCTATACCTCGGTTCTGGCGCAGGCGCAGCGCGCCGTAGCCACCGGCGCGATCGAGCGCATGGTGGCGTTCGTCGGCAACCTGGCGGCGGCCGATCAGGCGGTCCTGGACAAGCTGGACCGCGACCAGACGGTCGACGAATATGCCGACGCCATCGGCGCGCCGCCACGCCTGATCATCGACGACGCGACGGTGCAGCAGAAGCGCCTCGCCGACGCCAAGAGGGCGCAGGCGCAGCAGCAGATGGACGCCCTTTCCTTGGCGGCCGACAAGGCCAAGGTGCTTTCGCAGGCCGATACCGGTGGCCGAAACGCGCTGACCGACATCCTGAACAACGTCACCGGGGCGATGCGATGAGTGCTGCTCCGGAAGCATTCGCCGCGGGCGACCCCGATACGGTGAAGAAGGCGATTGACCGCAAGAAGCTGCGCGACCGGAACGACGCAGACGACTTGTGCGCGGTGCTGAACCTTCCGGCCGGGCGACGGTTTCTCCGCCGCTTGCTGGCGGAGACCCGCCCTCTGGGATCTTCGTTCAACCCGGACCCGGCAACCTATGGCCACAACGAAGGCGTCCGCAGCGTCGGCATCGCCGTCGAGGGATGGATCGAGAGAGCCGACCCGTCGGCGCTGGCCGATGTTCTGCTGGGCAAACCGGAGGGCTGAGGGATGGCCGATAATACCGTGGGTCTACGCGCGCCGAGAACCCCGACGCCGCAAGGTGTGAAAAAGCTTCCGCTACGACCGGCAATGACCGGCCCGAGGGCGGAGGAAGCTCCCCCGTCGCTGAAGAAGCCGGGCCTGACCGCAACAACCGAAGGATCGAGTCCATGAGCGATACGAATACCGAAACGGCGCCCGCCGAGCAGACCGCCGCTGTCGCCGCGCCGACTGAGGGCGCCCCTGCCTCCACCACGACCGCCGCCGCCGCCGTCGATACCGCTGCCACCAAAGGGGCGGCCGTCGCAACCGCCGAAGAGGGGGCCAAGGCGGAGGAGGGAGCCAAAAAGGTCGAGGCGGAGGGAGCCGACGCCGAAAAGGCGAAGGAGAAATCCGAAACCGACGCCGCCGACGTCTTGGAGGGCTACACCGTCGAGGAAGGACTTGAAGACGTCGCCGACGAATTCAAGTCCATCCTCGCCGCCGCCAAGCTCGACGGTGAAACCTCGCGCCGCATCGCGGATCTTTACGGAAAGATCGAACAGCGCAAGGCGGAAAAAAACGCGAAGGCCATCGCGCAATGGGCGAAGGACGCCAGGAAAGACAAGGAAATCGGCGGCTCCGATTTTGACCGGAACCTCGGAACCGCGCGCACCGCGCTGAAGGCCTTCGGCGACCCCGAACTGATCGAAATCATGGACAACTCGGGACTGGGAAACCACCCCGCGATGCTGCGGGCGTGGGTGCGCGTCGGCAATGCGATGGCGGAGGATGGCCGGATGGGTCCGGCCGGGGCTTCCGGCACGCAGCAGGCGATGTCGGAGGAAGCATACATGAAGTCCATCTTCAACCAGGGCAAGGAGGAGTAAGCCTATGTCCCTCGAAACCTTGCGAGAAATCGCCATCGAAAAAAGCAAGGTGCAGCCGAAGCAGATCGACCATCTGACCGAGGATGCGCCGGTTCTCAGCCTGATTCCGTTCGAAGCGGCCACCCACGACATGTGGCATGCGGCCGAGGAACTGAAGTCCGCGGATGCCATGGGATACGTCCCCATGGACGCGCCGCTTCCCGCCGTGTCGTCCAAGACCTCCCTGGTCAAGTTTGATCTCGCCAAGATGGGCGGGGTGATCGAGGTTGCGGAAGACCGTGCCCGCCAGTACGGCGGAAAGGAGAAGTACTTCGCCGACAAGCAAGCCCCGGTCCTCAAGATGACCGGCATGAGCACCGAACGCGTGATCATCTACGACAACCTGCGTCAGTACGCGCTGGACCGCTTTCTGGCTGGCGACACCGCCAAGACCATTTACTCGGCCGGTGGCACCGGCAGCGCCAACTACAGCATCGTCGCGGTGCGCTTCGAGGAAGGCGTCTGCGCCGGTCTCTACAACCCCAACGGCTTCGGCAACGGCGTGATGTTCGACACCGTCGCGATTAACGGGGGCAACCTCTACAAGATCAATGCCGACGGGGTTCTGGGCTACGGCGTGCGGCTCAAGACCGATCTGGGCTTCATGCTCACCGGTGTGCGCAACGTCGGCGCCATCGTCAACATCGACCCGGCGAACAGCAAGATGCCGACGGCGATGCAGATCGACGACCTACTGGCCGACATCCGCGCCACCGGTAGCGGCCGCACCATGCTGTTCATGCACGAGCGAGTGAAGGGCGCCCTGTGCCGCAGTTTCAAGGACGGTCGGGTGCAAATGCGTCCCGCCGACAAGATCGTCGACCGTACCCTGGAAGCCTGGGGCGGCGTTCCCTTCGTCACGACCTACAACATGTACGACGGCAGCGAAGCGGCCGTTTCCCTGTCGTAACCCGGCATGACGGCGGCGAACTGCCGCCGCTCCGGTTTCCTTCCCGATGACAAGGAGAATCCCATGTACAAGATCAACGGTCTGCCGCACATCGCGCAGATCTATGGGCAGGGGCTGGTCAACGCCCAGGATCTGCCGAAGAACACCTCCGTCGACGGCAACGAAGGCCCGCTCAACGTCGGTGGGCTGCTGGGCGGCATCGAGTTGGTGGTCCGGGCCAACACCGCGATCACCATCGCCGATACCAAGTCGTTGACGGTGGCGGTGCAGCACCGCGACGGCAGCGACGCCTTCGGCGCCCTGGCGACGGTCTACAGCTTGACCGCCGCCGCCGGTTCCGGTTCCATCGCCAAGGGCACCGAACTCGCCCGTTATGCCCTGCCCAGCACGGTGAAGGACGAGATCAAGGTGGTGACCACCACCACCGACCCCGCCGCCACCGGCAAGCTGGACGTTCTGCCGTCCTATCTGCCGCGGTAGGGAGGACTGAAGCATGGCCTCCACCACCTCGGAAACCACCACGACCGCCGCCATCGTGAAACCCGTCTACAAGGTCATCGCCACGGACGACGGCCTGTACGGCGGTCACCGCTCCCGCGGCGCCGCCTTCACCCTGAAGAAGGCGGCGGACTACTCCGCTCGCTGGATGAAGGCGGTCGGCTGGACCCCGTCGGGCGAGGCCTCGGCCTCTTAATCCACAACGAAGGACGCCACTATGTCCCTTTCGAACGTTGCGCTCTGCAATCGGGCGCTGACGCGGCTCGGCGCTGAGACGATCAGCGCCATGAACGAAGGATCGAAGGAGAGCCTCGCCTGCTCGCAGTTCTTCGAATCCTCGCGGGACGCGACGCTCCGGGATTTCAAGTGGAACTTCGCCACGCGCCGCAAGAGCCTGGCCCTGTCCACCGACGTGGTCGCAGGTTTTGGTTATTGCTATGCCTATCCCTCCGACTGCGTCGCGGCGCGCTTCATCTACAACCCGGACTCCACGACCGAGACCATCAAGTACGAGGTGGCCTTGGGTGACGATGGAGTCCGGGTGATCCTCACCAACAAGGTTAACGCGGTGCTGATCTACACCGCCCGCGTCACCAACCTTTCCTCCTGCGATCCCCTGTTCATCGAGGCCTTTTCCTGGAAGCTGGCGTCGGAAATCGCCCTGCCGATTACCCAGGATAAAAGCCTGATGCAGGTGGCGGAAACCAAGTACCAAAACATCATCAACAAGGCCAGGACGGCCGACGCCAACGAGGGCGAAAGCGAAAGCGTCGAGGTTGCAACTTGGCTGGAGGCTCGTCTGGGCTTTCAAAGCACTCTCGGGGTTGTCGATTACTCATGAGCACGCAACGCCTGTCTCAATCCAGTCTGGCCAACGGCGAGATCGGGCCATCCCTCTATGCCCGAACGGACATAACTAAGTATGCGACGGCCCTGCGTAAGTGCCGCAATTTCGTCATCCACAGGACCGGCGGCGCGTCGAACCGCGCCGGGTTGGAATTCCTTGGCGAAGTCGCGGATTCCGCCGTTTGCCCGGAACTGATTCCGTTCCGCTTCAACAACACCAAGCAGGTCTGCATGTTGGAGTTCGGCGAAAACACCATGCGGGCCTGGTACGAAGGCGGGTTGGTGACGAGCGACGGTTCTCCGATTTCGATCGTCACGTCCTACGGTGCCGACGCTGCCCACGAAATGGGGCACGCGCAGTCCGGTGATGAAATGTACCTCGCGCACCACGGACACGCTCCGGCCAAGCTGTCGCGCGAATCGTGGACGGATTGGACGTTCTCGACGCTGGATTTTACCCCCGACATGGCCGCTCCCAGCGGCTGGAGCGTGGCCCTGTCCGGCGGCACCCACACCTATACCGAAGTCATTTCCTACAAGATAACTGCGGTCAGCAGCAAAACGGGAGAGGAAAGCCTGCCCTGCGCCGCCATCTCGGCGACGGGTCCGACCGACGACGACTGGCCTGTCGGAACCAAGATGGCGCTGACCGGAACGGCCCAAAGCGATGCCGCCTACTACCGGGTCTACAAGTCCGATAACGGTATTTACGGCTGGATCGGCAACGCGGCGGACGCCACATTCAGCGACGACAACATCACTCCGGACGTTTCCGACACGCCGCCGGAGGCGGAAAACCCGTTCGACGCGGAGGGAGACTATCCGTCCCTGGTGGCGTTTCATCAGCAGCGCCTGTGGTTCTTCAATACCAACAACGTGCCGCACGGGGTGTGGGCCTCGCGCTCCGGATTTTTCGAAAACATGTCGCACTCGTTCATCACCAAGGATGACGATGCGCTGAACTTCAACATCGGTTTTGGCGAGATCAATGCGATCAAGGGGGCGCTCTCGGTTCAGGACCTGATTATCTTCACCTCCGGCTCCGAAAATGTCTGCAATGGCGGCAGCACCGGTAAGGCTGTCACCGCCTCGATCGGCGGGATTTCGGTCAAACCTCAGTCCTATTGGGGCAGCGGCGATTTGCCGCCACTGGTCTCGGGAAACACGGTCCTGTTTTTGCAGGGCCTGGGCTCCGCGGTGCGCGACCTGTTCTATGACTATTCGGTTGACGGGTTCGTCGGTAACGACAAGAGCATCCTGGCGCGGCACCTGTTCGACGGGTTCGACATCGTGTCGTGGGCCTATGCCCAGGTCCCGGATTCTACGTTCTGGCTGGTGCGCAGCGACGGCGCCCTGCTGTCGCTGACCTATTTTCGCGAACAGGACATCGGCGCTCTGGCGCTGCACACGACCAATGGCAAGTTCGAGCGCGTGGCGGTGATCCCCGGCAACGACCGTAGCGAGGTCTGGTTCGTCGTCAAACGGACCATCAACGGAGCGACGAAGCGGTATGTCGAGCGTCTGGCTCAGCGCCGCATCGACACGATCAACGATGCGAAGTTTCTGGATAGCTTCCTGGTCTACGACGGGACGGCAACGAAGTCGATCAGCGGTCTCGACCATCTGGAGGGGATGACGGTCGGTGTATTCGCCGACGGGAATGTCCTGGATGATGGGGTTGTGGCCCGCGGGGCGATCACGCTGCCGCGAGCCTATTCCCACGTCGTCATCGGGTTGCGCTACGATAAAGACACCTGGATCGAAACATTGGACGTCGATTTGGGCATGGTGCAGGGTCTGGGAACCGTACTGGGCCGACGGAAGTCGGCACCGGCGGTGACCGTCCGCGTCGAAAAATCGCGCGAGTTCCGGGCGGGACCGGACGTCGACCATCTGACGCTGACCAAGGTTCGCCTCGACGCCTACGATTCCGTTCCGGAACTCAAGACGGGCGACGTGGATATCGCGATTTCCCCGTCGTGGAACTCCAACGGCCGAGTGGTGCTCGCGCCGAACGGGCCGGTTCCGCTCACGATCCTGTCCATCAACCCAACCATGTTGGTTGGTGGCTGATGAGGAGGCCGCGATATCGCGTCGTTCCGGCGACCGAGGAACACGTCCGGCAGGTGGCGCAGCGCATCCGGACCGCCGACAGGGCGGAGATCGAGGCCGCCGGGCTGCGCGTTGACGCCGCCATGGCGGCGTCGCTGCGCGCCTCGCTGTGGTGCAGCGCCGCGATTTGTCGTGGATGGGTGATCTGCGTTTGGGGGGTGTCGCCGGTTTCCCTTATCGGCGGTATCGGCGAGCCGTGGCTGATCGGAACCGACCTGATGATCAAGTTTCGTAAGTCGTTTCTACTGGAAAGCCGACGCGAACTGAAGCGGATGCTGCGGACGTTCCCGGTGTTGCGCAACCGCGTCTCTGCGGTGCACGAGGAATCGATCCGCTGGCTGGCGTGGCTGGGTTTCGCCATCGGCCCGGAACACCCGTGGGGCGCAAAGGGGGCGCCGTTCCGTGTTTTCGAGACGGGGGGAGATTCTTAGATGTGCGTCGTTACTGCATCCGTGGCCGCCGGCATGACGGCGGCGGAAGTTGCCGCCGCGGAGAGCGCGGCGTTGACGGCGAACATCGCCATCGCCTCCACGGCCGCCTCCACCGCGCTCTCCGCTTATGGCATGTATTCCCAGGGCCAGCAGCAGAAGGCGGCGTCGAAATATGCGTCCGCCGTCGCCGAACGCAACGCTCAAATTGAAGAACAGAACGCCAAGGATGTGGAAGCGGCGGGTCGGTCCGAGGAACAGCGGCAGCGTATCGCCAACTCGCAGAAGCTGGGCGAACAGCGAGCGGCCGCAGGCGCGTCCGGCGTCGATATCGGCACCGGGACCATGCTGGACAGCATCGCCGACACCGCGGCGATCGGAGAATACGACGCCCTTACGGTGCGCTCCAACTATCAACGCCAGGCGAATGCCCATTACCGGCAGGCGGAGGCCTATCGCGACGACGCGGCGGCCTACTCCACGTCGGCCGGGAATGCCGCGGTGAACGGCGCCCTGGGCGCCGCCGGAACGTTGCTGGCGGGGACCGGAAAGGTGGCGTCGTCCTGGTACACCTACACGAAGAAATGAGGGTTTTCTGATGCCGACGGTTCCGAAGGTTCCGACGCAGACGCAGCAACCCGCGCCGCAACCGCTTCGCCGCGATTCCGCGCCCGATCTTGCCTTCGGCGCTGGCGGGCAGGGGTTGGTCGCGCTGGGTCAGGGCCTGGGGTCCGCGGCGCAGGACGTCGCCAGGGTTGCCCTGGACATGAAGGAGCAGAACGACGACGCGGCGGCGAAGGAGGCCGACAATCGGTTGTCCGCAGCGCTGCGGACCCGCATGTTCGACCCGCAGAATGGCTATTACGCGAAGAAGGGGAAGGACGCTTTCGACGGCTTCGGCCGGGTCGAAGAAGACATCGATGCCGAAATCTCCAAGCTGTCGGATGGTTTGGCGAACGACCGGCAGCGGCGTCTGTTTTCCGATGTTTCCGGACGCCGGAAGCAATCGGAACTGGATGGTGCGTGGCGCTATGCGCAAAAGGAGCACGGGGTTTGGCTGGACGGGGTCAACGACGCGCGCATCCAGTCCGCGATTGACGATGGGGCGGCGCGCTACAACAGCGACCCCGATCGTATCCGTGCCTACAACACCGGACTGAGCGAAATCCTCGAAAAGGGGCAGCGCAACGGATGGTCGCCCGAGGCGATGCAGGCGAAGGGCAGGGAATACGCCAGTTCCTTCTACGTTGCCGCCATCGAGCGCGCCGCGGTGGACGATCCGGTGATGGCTCGTGGCCTGATGACGCGATACATGGACAAGCTATCCCCCCAGGCGGCGGGGCAGATGGACCGGCTGACCCGGGAAAGCGCGCACAAGGCCGCCGTGACGTCGGAGACCGGGCGCATCCTGGCCTCCCCCGTCGCCATCGTGCAGGATGCATCCGCCATGTTGGCACCGGTGGTGGCGCAACTCGAAAGCGGCGGCAACCAGGATGCGGTGAGTTCCAAAGGCGCAATCGGCGTGATGCAGGTCATGCCGGACACGGCGCGCTCCACGGCGGCTAAGATCGGTCTGCCCTATGACGAGGATCGGCTACGAACGGACGCCGACTACAATCGACGGATCGGAACCGCCTACCTTGACGAGATGCTGACCCGCTACTGCGGAAACGCCACCCTGGCGCTAGCCGCATATAACGCCGGGCCGGGCGCGGTGGACGGCTGGGTTTCGAAAATCGGCGACCCCCGCACCGGAGAGATCAGCGACCAGGACTTCGCCAAGGCAATTCCGTTCCCCGAAACGCGCAACTACGTCGCCAAGGGGCAGAAGGCCATCGGGTCCGCCGACTTGAACGGCAGCGTCATGGGCATGCCGCCCCTCTCCGCGCAGTTGGTGGAGGTGGACAAGATCAGGGATGCCTCGGTTCGCGCCGACGTGCGCCGCGAGGTCATGGCGAACTACGAGGCGAAGGTGAAGGCCAAAAGCGCCGCGCGGGATCAACTGGAGCGCGACGCATTCGCCGCCATCGACCAGGGGTACAGTATCTGGGACCTGAAGCCGCAGGTGCGTATCGACCTGGGCCCCGAACGCGTGGCGCGAATGCGCTCCTATCAGGAGGCCAAGGCCAAGGGGTCGGTGGCGACGGATTGGGGCGTCTACGACGACTTGCGCCGGATGAAATCCGAGGCTCCGAAGGACTTCTCCGGGCTGAACCTGATGACCTATCGCGACAAACTGGCCGATGGCGAATTCAAAGAGGTGTCCGGCTGGCAGACGTCCGCCGCCAAGGGGGTTCTCGAAACCGGAGCCGGGACGCTGGACCAGCAGACCAACGACATGCTGAACGGCCTGGGCATCAAGGACAAGGCGGCGCGCGGTCGCGTCTCGCGGCAGGTGTCGATCGCTGTCGACGCGCTGGGCGAGGAAACGGGGAAGAAGCCGACCTTTGCCGACCGACAGAAGATCGTCGACCGCTTCGCGTTGGACGTGGCGAAGCGCGGGATTTTCAGAGGCAAGGGGACGCTGTCGTCGATCAAGGGGGTTTCCAACGTGCCGAAGGACTTCGTTTCCGCATGGCGCTCTCGCGTTCCGTCCGCCTCCGACCAGGATGTGGTCGACGCCTACGTGCAGATGAACGCCCTGGGGAGGCTCTAGACCATGTCCGATTACGGTTCGGCGATCGACGCCTTCCTGGGCGAGCGGAACGATCTCGCGAAGGGGCGCGCCGCAACGGCGCTGTCTCTGGCCTCCGGGAAAAACGCGGATCAGGCGGCGGAAGCCGGGCGGATTTCCCAAGACACCGGCATCCCCGTCGACGTGGCGCAGAGGAATCCGGACGAAGCCCGCGCCGTCGCCTATCAGCAGAAGGTTGATGCCTTCCTGTCGGAGCGCCCGGACTTGCGGGACTGGGCGGTGAAGAACGCCCCCGTGGTGCATGACGACATCGAGAACGTCGGCATCGTCGGACAGGCGGTTGATGGGCTGAAGGGGCTTGGTCAGGGCGCCGTCGGCGACTTCGCCGGGTCGTCCTTGCGCGGTCTTGGCGACCTGAATGCCGCCGCGGCGCGTATGATCACTCGCGGCGTGCGCGCCGTTGGGGCGGAAGGCGTCGCCGACGCGCTTCAAGCCCCGGTCCTTCCGTGGTGGATGTCCCCCAGCGAAATCGTTCGCAGGCCCGGTCAGATGCTTGTGGATGCCGGGGAAGTCATCGGCCCTGGGCGCAATACCGGCGGCGCGCAACTCGGCCGGGGGCTTGGGCAGGTCGCCGCGCAAATCGCCGCGGCGATTGCGACCGGCGGCGCGTCGTCTTTGTTCTCCCTCGTGACCATGGCCGGGCAGGGCGCCGACCAGATGGCGGACATGGCGCGCGCGGCCGGTGCGGAAGGAACCCTCGGCGGCGACATCGGCGTCCTGTCCGGCGCGGCGATCACTTCGGCGACGGAACGATGGGGCATCGAAAAGCTGCTCGAAGCGCTGCCCCCCAGCATCCGCAACGGCGTACTCAGATATCTCGCCAACATCGGCGTGCGCGCGGCGTCCGAAGGCTCGCAGGAAATGGCCGAACAATTCCTGCAAAACACGGCGGCGCGCACCCTGTTCGATCCCAACCAGGACCTTATGGAAAGCGTCGGCGAATCCGGCAAGATCGGCGCGGGCGTCGGCGGCATCGTCGGCGCGATCTTCGGCATCACGCCGCAGCATCGCCGCATCATCGAAACCGACGCCGGGACCGGCCGGGCCGAGGCCGGTGCGGAAGCGCTGAAGCAGGCGATGGATGCCGTCGGCAAGGCCAAGACGGCGGAGCGCTCCCCCGATGTTCTGGCGGAGGCCATCAATACGATGGCCGGAGACGCGAACGGAACCGTCTATGTTCCCGCCCGAGAACTGGCATCCCTGTTCCAGGACGGCACGATTCCGGCGGATGATGCGGCGCGTCTGGCCGAGGAGTGGGGCGTCGGCGATCAGTTGGAGCAGGCGCTGATCAGCGGCGGCGATCTCGTCGTCGATACCGGGCGCTTCATGACCTCCACCGTG